GTGGTTGCACCCAACGCCAGGTCAGGCTGAAACCCTTTCTGGGTTCTATAGAGCAGACCCAGTGCAGTTGTCTGCTACCACAGACCTTGTGATTGGTGGGATTCGTGCTATTGAGGCTATCTTGGAGAGTTGCTTAGCAGTAGCAGAGCATCAAGAGGATGATATGACAACCTCTCATCATACGGTAAAGGCTGCTGAATTAATACAGAAACTTATACAGTTTGATACGGTAACGGCGAGTGATAAGATTGGTAATTTGTATTATGATAAAGACAAACTGGCGTATCCATTATGGCCGTCAGGTAGGAAGTTTTTTACCTACCCAAATATGGATAACGTTTATCCATAGTAGGTTATAAAGGGAGGTATGGCTCATAGGTATTTGTTTTAGGAGATAAGTAATGGGAACTTGGTGTACCGAAGGAGTTAAAAGGACAAGGAGAGATAATGAAAGGGTGGAAACCATTAACGACCAAAATGATGAATTGAAATATTGTTATAATAAAATGCAACGACTTCAAACTGAAAATAAAAAACTTAAAAAACAAATTGAAAAACTTTCTAAGAGAAAATAAAGATTTGTATGAAAAACAAAAAGAAAATATTGAAAATTACTTGAAAAACAATTAGGGTGAAAGGCTCAGGGATAGGGGAATATTAATACTAATCCATAGAGAAAGGGAATTAAATGAGTTCAGGAAATTATTTCGAGACAAGAAGAAAAGCGTATGATTTAAGAGAAAAAGCCGTAACAGGAACTTATACTACAAGAGCAGGTGGGTCGGGGGATACCTTTATAGAGGATAGGGTTATCACCATTACTGACCCCGCTGCCAGTTTTACACTTTCTGTTTCCGATGGTACTTATGAAGGACAGGAGTTATTGATTACTTTCCTGTCTGATGCGAGCGGAGTAACAGTAACCCTTGCTGCGGATGCTGCAAGTTCGGCCACAAATACAGACCTTGCTGGTACAGTAACTACCGCAGGACAGTATTGGCTATTAATGTGGGTAAATGCGACTGTAGGTTGGGTATCAATCAAAGAATCAGTAGCTACATAATAGGGGAGGTAAAAATGTCAGCAGGAAATTGGTTTGAAACAAGGCGAAAAGCCTTTAAGTTGCGAACAAAAGATATTACTACTTCTTCTACCCTAACCACTTATTCGACAAGAGCGGGTGGAGCAAGTGATAATTTTATCGAAGATAGGGTCATTAAAGTAACAACCACATCTGGTAATAGTATAACTATTACTGTATCTAATGGTGTTTATGAAGGACAAAGAATACTAATTATTTTTCAAGCAGAAGGAAGTAACGAAACTGTTACAGTAACACCAACTACAGGTAGTGCCACTAATCTTACAGCTACTCCTGGTTATACTTTGTTGGAGTGGGCTAACGCTACAACAGGTTGGGTTGAAATTAAAGCTTCGGCTACTTAATAGGAGGTTAGTAAATTGAGTAAATTTTATAACACAAGTTTAGATAAAGTCCCTAATTCTGGTGGTTCAAATAGAGTAACTATACCCGCAACCCCATACCAGATAAGAGGGGGTACTGGTACAGGTGGGGCTACGAGTGTACCTTGTAAAGAAGCCCTTTTACTTTGTCCAAATGGTAGTTCAGATTTGAAAGTAAATATTGGTTCGGCTTGTACAGCAACTACAGGAATAAAAGTACCAGAGGCAGGAGTAGATTTTATGTTTATGCGAATACCTATAGATGATTTGAATAAACTTTATTTTATTGGTACTCAAGGTGATTTTTGTGATATTTTATACAGGGAGTAATTATGGCTATTACAGGCCCAATAAAAACATATAGACTAAAAAGAAAAACTGCTAAGAAGAAAAAGTCATTGGCAGAATGGCAAAAGCATCGTGATAAGGCTGGAAAGAAAGCTATGGGTTATGCCCAATGGTTAAAGGAAGGTAAGGGCAAAGGCAAGAAGATTGCTTACTACGGTCAGGGAAGAGAAACCGCTGATACTATATTACGTAGATTAAAGAGAAAGAAATAATGGCCAACGTAATTTTTACTCCTCCTATTCGTGGAATACACAAAGGTTTACCTGCGGATACACCAGCACCTAATACTTCGGAGTATATGAATAATGTTAGGGCTAAAGGGTTAGGTGGAAGAATTATAATTGTTCAACGCCCTGGATTAAAAAGATGGGGTGCTCCTACACAAGTAGGTCTGGCAGAACAACCAGTAGTTGCAATAGTTACAGTAGCAGCGGTGGTGTAATATGGCATTAAAAGATTCATTTACAACTTTCGATGGTACTGGAATTTCTCTAACTCACGGTGTAACTTGGCACGCACAAACTTTTATTACTACATCGGCTTATACTGCATCTGGTGTTGCTCTTAATTGTTGGAAGTTTGGTTCACCTGGAAATATAACTGTAAGTATTCGTGAGACTATTAATGGAAAACCGTCAAGTGACGATTTAGCCAGCGTTACAGTTGCAGAAGGCGTAATTTCTACACTACCATCGTTAGCATATTATACGTTTACACTCGATACAGCTTACGCTTTAAGTGATGCTAAGAAATATGCTATAGTGTGGAGAGCACCAAGTGGTAATGATGCAAACTATTTTACTCCATTTGGAGACGGTGCTGCTGGGTATGCAAATGGTGGTACGTTTATAAGTTCTAATAGTGGCTCTTCTTGGGGCTCTGAGGGAACTGTAAAAGACGCTAATTTTAGAGTTTATGGCGATACCCCTGCTCCTGGTAAACCAACAATCGTATCACCTACACCGACAGGTGTAACAAATATAACTCTCGATGAAACTCCTTTGGAATGGGCTGCTGGTGACCCTGCTGGTGATACCTATGAAATCTATTATCGTGCACAGGGCGGTAGTTGGACATTAGTAGGGGTAGCTCAAGCAGGGCTTTCGTGGACTATTCCTTTTGGTTCTATAGTGTATGAAACTACTTATGAATGGCGGGTAGATGCTACTAATGTTTATGGTACAACAACAGGAGATACTTGGAGTTTTGATTCCTTAGTTTTTGACGAACCACGAACAAGCTATGTTCTTATTTCTGGTGGAAGTAGTGCTGGCCCTTATGACGACCCAGCAGGAACAGAGGGGACAGATTGGCGTTGGACTGGTCTTAACTTTATGACAGCAATTAGAAGATTAGTAGTAGCTGCTAATTCAAAGATATGGTATGAGCAGATATAATGGCCGTTTCTATAAATGAAAGAGCTACTGTTAGAAGATTGGTTGCGGCTGGAAATGATACAATTTTCTATGAGGATTTAGACGTGGCAGCGGGAACTTTAACAGAGTTAGATACAAGTGGTTATGCTATCGACACTTCCGACAATCTCAATATGTATGAGGCCTTCCAAAAGGTTTTTGTGGTTAATGGTGGAGTACTTGGGGTAGCTGATTTTGTAAATACAAAAATAACTGACGGTAATGGTTTTACTACTAAACCAGCAAGAGGGGATATTGTTTATCAAGCTGGGACGAGTGCAGCCACAATGGTAGTAGATTATATCAATAGCACCGATAATGTTATGTATGGTTATGTTACATCAGGAACATTTGAAATTACTACTGCTATCACATCTGCTGTTGGGGGTGGAGGTAATGTGATATTCCCATCTCCAGTTGCAGGTCTATCTAAACCACGATGGTATGCTTGGACACCTTATGATAATGATACTACAACTTATGGAAGTATGCCTACCAAGGCCTATCTTGGGTGTTTATATCGTGGTAGGTGTGTTTTAGCAGGCAACCCTAATTATCCTCATCAATGGTATATGTCTAAGACAGCAGACCCTTGGAATTGGGTATACGCCTCTACTGACCCACTGACAGCGGCGGCGGGACAAAACGCCGATGCTGGTGAGATAGGTGATATTATACGGGCTTTGATTCCTTACAAGGATGATTACCTAATTTTTGGGTGTGCTTCAACTATATGGGTATTAACAGGCGACCCTGCCGCTGGCGGTGAGATAGATGAGGTTGATTTAACTGTAGGGATGTTTGGGGCTAATAGTTGGTGTTTTGATGGGGATGGTAACCTCTACTTCTGGGGAACAGCAGGAATCTACAAGATACCACTTGGATTTCGTTCAGTTGAGAATCTAACCGAAATATCGTTACCTGATTTAGTTGCGGAACAAGTAGGGGCTATAAATGTTACCCCTTCAACACATCGCATCATAATGGGATATGATAGAAAGAGACACGGAATACTAATTTGTATTACTACATTGGAGACTGGAAGTAATTCTAATTATTGGTATGACTTAAAACTTGGGGGTTTCTTCCCTGAAAGTTATCCAAACGAATGTGGCCCTTATTCGTTATTCTATTACGCTGCGAATGATAACGATTACGCAGATTTGTTGGTAGGTTGTAAAGATGGGTACATTCGTAAGTTTGATGAAACAGCAAAGGACGATAATGTTGGGGGTTCAACTGACCCAATATCAAGTTATGCTGTTTGGCCTATTCAACATCTAACAGAAGATAATGACCGTGAAGGAAAGTTGACATCATTAACTATTGAGTTATCCGGTGGGGCGTCTGGTGGTGCTTTTCCCGATACTAATGGTGTTAGTTATGAGATACACGTAGGGGATGATGCGGAGACAGTTATTGAGAATATAAGAGATAGTGTTACCCCGTTAGCAAGCGGCACTTTAAGTGGCACTGGTCGCAAGAATCGTATTCGCACAAGAGTACGTGGGGCTTATCTTGGTATAAAATTTCTAAATTCAACGGCTACAGAAACTTTTGGCATCAACAAAGTTTATGGAACAATAGTTCCCGCAGGGAAAATAAAATAAAGGAAGGATAAAATAATGGCACTCAAAAGAGGTTGGGATTTTGGAATGGCAAGAGGCGGCGAAACGGAAATTGGGCCTCAAGCCGGTGGAGGATTGCAACCATACACAAGAACTATTCAACGTGTCAACCCCTATGCTGGGCTTATAAGTCAAGTATCTCGTCAGCAATCAAGTGCAAAGAAAGCTAATATAGAGAGACGAAAACAGATTGAGGGGATGTACGACAAAATGATGGGGATGGTTGGCCCTGGTGGGGCTTTCGAGAAACGGGGTTTGGGAGAAATAGAAGCTGCTAAGACAAAAGGAGTTGGGAAAGAAACACAAAGTTTGATTTCTGGTGGTATGTATGGTACTACTACAGCAGCAGGAGTTGGGCGTAAGTGGGAGGCAGACGTAGGTGCACCTGCACGGTTAAGACTCGAAGATATTATGCAGCAAAGACAACTTGGTGTGATGGGACAGAAGGCAGGATTTCTTGAGCGTATCGAGGATGTATACCCTGATTACTCGTCTTTACTTCAAATGTTAGCGAGGTAAGAGTATGCCACTTTTACCAGAAGCTAAAAACTGCGATGTCAGTGTCAAGAAAAACTTTAGGAGAATATCCAGAGAATTAGGATATACTGGAACTCCCTCTTTTAAGAGTATTACTTTAACTGATTTAATAGCAAGCAGATTAGTTGCTACTGATTCAGGTAAAGTTTTTGAGTCCGTCACTGACTTAACAAATTGGATAGTAGGAACTGGCAATCAAGTTATAGTTACTGTTCTTGCTGGTGGTAAAGTTACACTTTCTACACCGCAAGATATACACGTTGATGCTCACATGGAACTTGCGGGATTGACGATTAAAGATTCTGGTGATAATATTATATTTTATGTAGATGATGATGAAATGTATTTTACTGCTTCTGTGGTAATACCAATAGAAGCTGGGATGGTAATGGGGCTTTGGATGTTCTGGGGTACTTACGCATCCCCGTAAGGAGAAATTATGCCTGATAATTTTGATTTTACAGAAGGTTCTGGTAAAACAGGTTCGGCAGAAGATGAGGGTGGTGTTTTATATCCCAATGTTAAATTAACTGCAAGCGGTTCTGGTACGACAGAGGCATTATCTAAAGCCGAGGATTCTGCACATGCTTCTGGTAATCATGGTATAATGGCCTTAACGGTGCGGCAGGATACCGCTGCTGCTTTAAGTGGCACAGATGCAGATTATCAACCACTTATTACTGATGCCAGTGGTAGATTACATATCGCACCTTTGGTAACCGGTTCAGCAGCTATAGGTAAATTAGCAGCTAATAGTGGAATAGACATCGGGGATGTAGATGTAACTTCTATTATAGCGGGAGTGGGAGCAACTAATTTAGGGAAAGCCCGTGATTCTGCTTTAGGTGCTACTGATACGGGCGTGATGGCTTTAGCGGTTCGTGATGATACACTTACTACGTTAACACCTGTTGATGGTGACTATGTTCCATTAAGGGTGGGTAGCACAGGAAAACTGCATGTAACTGATGCTAATATTACGGCGTGTAATACTGGTGCTGTAGTAATATCCAGTGGGGCTGTTACCACAGTTTCCACTGTTACTACATGTTCTACGGTTACTGCTGTAACAAGTTTAGATAAAGCAGTATACGTTGATGATGCAGATTGGACTGATAATACTTCAAGCCATACATTAGTAGGTGGTGTTTATCAATCTTCGCCACACACTGTTACTGACGGCGATGTGTCACCTTTTGGTGTAGATGTTAATGGTAATATAGTGCTTGGGACAAGTTCTAAAGCAATCGGCAAGCTCGCCGCTAATAGTGGAATTGATATTGGTGATGTTGATGTTACCAGTATAGTGCCAGGTGTCGCTGCAACTAACTTAGGTAAAGCTGAGGATGCTGCACATTCATCTGGCGATGTTGGTGTTGCGGCCATGACTGTAAGAGCCAATACCGCCACTTCTCTATCGGGGTCGGATAATGATTACCAACCTCTAATTACTGACACTAATGGCAGATTACATGTACTTGATGCAAATTCTACTATTATAGTTAGTGACACTACCGCTATTAAAGCATCAGTAGAGATAATGGATGATTGGGATGCAGTACATGATTCCGCTGCATCGTCTGATGGCCCACAGTTGATGGCAGCTTATGATAGCACTAAACCAGCAGCAGTTGGGGATGGCGATGCTGTCAGAATGTTAGCTGATGCCTATGGAAGATTATTAGCGGGTGTAGAACCACAAGCTTTCCAAGCTGTTTTTGACAGCGGCGATGCTTCGGGAGAAGGTAATGCTGTTCATGCGAGTGCAGCGAGTACAATAATAGTAGTCCAATCTTATATTATATCTTCTGATGCAGAAATATGGGTTAAATTACAAGAGCAAGATAGTACCGCTTTAACTGGTAAATTTTACTTAAAAGCAGGTGGTGGTGTAGCTATTACTCTACCTGATAAAGCCCCGATAGTGTTAGGGGTTGATAGCGATTTAGAAGTAATTACAGAAGGTGCAGGAGCTGTTAGTGTATCAGTAACGGGTTATACTATACCTGGATAATATTATGGCAATAACTTATACTCCGTTTGAAGAATTATTTGCATCAGACTATCAATTAACATATATTAGTGTAGATGGTTATATTAATGTTGGCCCTAATGCTTATAGTGTTTTTCATAGTTATACTATGCAAGAACGTCAGATAATATTTCAAGTATGTGAGAAGCATTTACCTTGGGAAACTACACAGGAACAGGAACAATGGGAACGGACAATGTATATGTATCAATATATAATTAAAAGTCCTCCACCGTTTCCGTACCCAGAATATGAAATAAGCGCAACTGAATTTCTAATCTACGACAAAGTTCATTGGATGGACAAGATGGCACCGGAGAGGTATGCCGAGTTAATAAAGACAGAACACTTTGCAGAGAAGTTTCTCGCTCGTTATCAACGAGGTGATGTTGTGGAAGTTCGCCCTGGTGGGTTTTGGACAGGCCCAAAAGCTAAGGGTTTTAATGTGGAGGCATTTAGAGTTGTATTTGTTTTTGGACTTAAACTTGATAAAAAATATATGGAACCATCGGCCCATAAACGTCGGCGTTTCAGTATTTCTACAGGAGCATTACAGAAAGTTACGGTAGTTTCAAACATAAATGATTTAACAATAACAGATAAAGATACTATAGTGGCAATAAATAATGGCTGAAATTCTAAGATATGTTGACCCTGATGTAGTTGGTGGTGATGGTAATGGGCAGGGGAGTTTTGCAAATGCCTATTCTTCTCTTAATCAATGGGAAGCTGCGGAGCAGACTGACCTTGACGGTGCTGGTAATACTCATAGGGTTCTTACTCAGGCATCGTCTGGAAGTAATGACCAGCTTGAGTGTGTTATTTTTACTTGGACTACTTCTGCTGGGAGTTATATTACAATTCAAGGTGATGATTTTCCTTCTGATGGTATTTGGGACAATACCAAGTATATTCTTGAGAACAATGATGATACAACTTCTGCAATTCAAATAAGTGAAGATTATGTTAGAATTGTAAATTTACAAATTTTACTTACAAACACTGGAAATAGGTTTGGAGTTTACGTTGTTGTTGTTGGAACAAGTGATATTAGATTTGACAGTTGTATTGTCAAGGGGACGATGAGTGGCTCGCCGACTCAAGCCACTGGCATATATATCAATGATACGGATGCCACAGTTACAATTTACAATACGATAATATGTGGGTTTGTATCAGGAGAAACTGTTGCGATGAGGGGCATAGTTATTGCCAATGCCTCGAATGTTTACCTTTATAATGATACGGTTTATGGTAATTATACTGGTATTCTGCGTTCAACTTCTGGAACGGTTTCTGTTATAAATTGTGCAGTATTCAACAACACAAATGATTTCAGTGGCACAATCGCTACTATAGATTATTGTGCTTCTGATGATGGTGATGACACTGGCGCTAATGGAGTAACAATAACTCAATCAGCAGATGATTGGGCGGCTTTGATTGTGGATGCAGCCGGTGGTGATTTTCATGTTACTGATGCAAGTTCTGAATTATATAATACCGGAAACGGAGCGACACCCAAATCTACATTCACTGATGATATTATAGGTACAACCAGAGGCCCAGCAGATTTGGATTGGGATATTGGTGCGTTTGAATTCGTATCAGCACCAGTAGGTAATGCAGGAATAATGACAACCAACACTGGCTTTTGGGGGCCAACTTTCTAATGTCACATATCTTTGCAATAAATCGACTCATTAACAAAATAACACTTGGTATTGTCGGTACTACCATAAATATAGTGTCTCATACTGCATCTCGGCTTCTCAGTTTAGACAGTAGCAAAAACCTTGAATCTGTAACTGACCTAACAGCATGGATAGCGGGAACTACAGACCGCATCAGTGTTGCTGATGATAGTGATGGTACAGTAACACTTGATTTGGATACTAACACACAGACACTTCTTGGTTCATTTAATGGTATCTTTCTTGAAAAATTAGACTTTACTATTTCTAAGGTGGGTGATACAGCCGAAGGTTCATTGGAACAAGATGGTGGGGGAGATTTAATACAGAAATTTTCTGATGGATATACTACGTTGGATTGTACAC